TTGCTGTAACAATTATTTTGAAGATGTAGTACAGTTATTTAATCAAATGCTACCACTATTGGAAAAAATAGACAATGTTAGGTCACAAGAAGTACCTTTATGGAGTAGCAAATTAAGAATGGCTGGTAGGGTTGATTGTGTTGCTGAATATAATGGTAAACTAAGTATCATTGACTTTAAAAGTAGCAAGTCTGCAAAGAAAGCAGAGTGGATTGAAGGTTATTTTGCTCAAGCAACAGCATACGCAATCATGTGGCAAGAAATGACTGGTGAACCAATCGACCAAGTTGTTATTTTGGTTTCTTCAATGGACGGTACACATCAGGAATTTGTAAGAAAATCTACTGATTATGTACCACGTCTTAAAGAAATGATAGATGGTTACTACCATTCAAAAAATAGTTAATAAAAATATCCATTGTAAGTTAATTCAAGATGAGTTCGGGTTGCAAATTGCTGCCCTCCTACCCCAGTGAAAATAAATGCGCCGGCCTTTGATTTAATCCAATCTGGATGATCATATGATTGACCATGACACAAATGATCACCACATAACCCCATTATGATGGAAATATATCCACCACCGTTTTGGTCATGTTGTTGTCTAACAATATCCGTAACATCCAAAGTATAAAATCCTTGATTATTTGGATTTTCTAAGGAATACTCACCGTACGACGGTGGTGTTAAGTCGTTTATAGTAAATACATTAAAATCCGCATTACCCTCAGATAAACTAGTCATATCTTCCACTTGATCTATACCGCCTGGCATTGCCCAAGTTGCACCTGCACTCGCACCGTCTGATGAGTGACCGCATACTTGATTCCAATTGGGCCTCCAAAACCCATTATATCGGTTGCATATGGTGTTGAACGGTGGTGCGTCTTGATTGCTGCTGGTCACACCAAGACAACCATCCCACGTTAAACCAGCCTGTTTAACACCTCGCACAAAAAAATTTGCGTCATAATATCTTATTTCTGAACCTGCACCATTATTACGTCCATTATAGGTGTATGAACCACTTTCTGAATCATTCCAGTATGGTTTAATATTACCCCTACCAACTGATCTAGGTGGGGCTAAACCATCAATAGGCATTTCTAAACCATAGTAGTTGTCAGGTTTTGCATACATATGAAGTTTGGCACTAATAATATTAGAACTATCGGCATCACCACAATAACCAGCCGCACTCCAAGTAATACCAGGCGTATGCTGATTACCTACTTGATCGTTATGAAAATTCCAATATAATATTGTATGCGATGCCATCGATGGCGTTTGCATGCTCTGCCCTGAACTCATACCAGCATTAGGAGTCCCATCACCGCTTAAAACATCCAAATCACCTGCATATGAAAATGCAATTCCGTCATCGGGTGTTTCACATACAACACCATGACCAGTAACATCCAATGCAATTCTAATCTTTACAATATCATTATTTGATCTATCCGCAACAAAAGTTAATGAAGGATCGGATTTCGTAAAATGGTCATCTTGCTGAGAACTGGTTTTAATTTTAGCAAACCCTTCATCACCACCACTAGGATTTAAACATAGACTGTCTATGTAGCATTGATGCCATGTTACCCAGTCATCTCCATAAAAAACCCTTATAGACAATCTTTTACCATTCAATGGGTATGGATCATTGTAGTAGTCTTCGAAGAACTCTGTTAGATCATAACCATTATTATCTACTAGAGATATATAAAAAGTTTCTACATCATCTTCATCATCAAACTCGTTTTGAACATTCCAAAATTTACCGGCTCCGCCTGGGGGATCAGTCCAACATTGCATGGTTTCAAACCATGACGCTCCATCATACCAACTATAATCCAAACCATCACCACTTAAACCACCACCATGGAGATAGGGGATATATTCTGGAAACAGTCGTGTGTTCGAACTTCCGAGTATTGGTGCCACCTGATAATCTAGAATTTTACCTTCAGTTTCTGATTTAAACCCAAAAAAGAGTTCCTGAGGAAAATTTGATAACCTAGTACATGCCGTAGGCCACAGGTTGACTATTATACCTTTTTCTGTCGGTACATGGTCACCAAAGGTTTTAGTACCTTCAATGTTTGCATTTCTTAAGGCAGTTAATCTGTGTCTTGCTCTACTCATAATTTATTTTTATGATCCAATATATCTGATATCAGAATCAGAACCTCCAGAAATCAAATAGATATTTGAGGCATTAGATATCTCTAAAAATACTGAATCTAAATGTGATAACTTGTATCCATTAATGGTGGAAACCCCTGAGTTTCCACCAATATAAACAGTGTCTGGTCCTTGATTGGTTATTCTGACACCACTTTCAAAAGTGTTAGAACCTAAGGTGCTAGCAACAGCACCTGCTGTCACATGACCAGTTGTAAAACCTGAAGGGATTGCTACTGATGATACACCCAAAGTACCACCAACAATGGTGTCAATTGTACCACCAGATATTTCACAACTGTCTATTGTACCACCACTAACCTCTGCAGTAACCGTAGCAGAAATTGTAGTAATATCAACAATGGTGTCAATTGTACCACCAGATATTTCACAACTGTCTATTGTACCACCAGATATTTCAACATCACCAACATTAAAAGTTACTGCTCCAATATCTGCTGAAACATTACCACCCGAAATCGTTGTTATAATGGCATCAGTACCTGCTGTATTACCAGCCACTGGTACATATGTTTGAGCACTTGCATTTGTATAAGACACTGGTAGAGGATTTGCATTACTTAAAAGAGAATCAACACCATCGATACCAGTGTTTAATTTAACCACTTGCCAGTGTCTTTGTGTTCCTGAGTGATAATCAGTTGCAATGGTCGCACCAGTGGGCGAACTAGAAATAATTTGAATATGGTCGTCTGTATTTGACATTGTTTGTTCTCTCCGTATTAGACCAAGATAATAATATTGACAGGCATAACCCTAAAAGTATATATAATGACAGAAAAGGTATAACTTACATAAAAGGTGTTTTATTTATGGGATTAAAAAATTGATAGAAGAAGAAATTGAATTCTGCAGAGAAGTAGAAAAACTGGTAGCAAGTGGTGTTCATGATAACTATATTGATGCGATACTATATGTATGTGAAACAAACGAAATGGAGCCTTTTATGGCGGCTAGATTGTTAAGTGATCCGATCAAAGAAAAGTTAAAAAAAGAGGGTCAAGAGATAAATTTACTCCCCAAATCAACAGAACTACCCCTAGATTGACCCAGATAAGCCATTATGGTATAATACACATTGTCAAAAACTCAAATCACACGAAACAACTATACAATACAATAAGGAGATATAGCATATGAGTTTTAGTAAACTAAAAAAGTCCTCTAGTACTAGCCATCTAATCGAAGAGATGAACAAAATGGCAACCAAAGGCAAAGATTCCTACAAAGACGACAGATTTTGGAAGCCAGAAAGAGATAAATCTGGTAATGGTTATGCTGTCATTCGATTCCTTCCTGCATGTGAAGGTGAAGATCTTCCATGGGTTCGTATTTTCTCTCACGGATTCAAAGGTAAAGGTGGATGGTTAATCGACAACTGTGCTACAACTTTAGGTGAAAAATGTCCAGTGTGCGAAGCAAATAGTATGCTTTGGAACAGTGGTAAAGAATCAGACAAAGACATTGCACGTTCAAGAAAGCGACGACTTAATTATATGTCAAATATTATGGTTGTCAGTGATCCTAAAAATCCTGAAAACGAAGGTAAGGTATTTCTTTATAAATTTGGTAAGAAGATTTTTGATAAAATTCAAGAAGTTCTTTCACCAGAATTTGAAGATGAAACATCAATTAACCCGTTTGATTTTTGGAAAGGTGCTGATTTTAAATTGAAAATCCGAACGATTGCAGGTTTTGTTAATTATGATAAAAGTGAATTTGATTCGGTTTCTGAACTAGTGGGTGGTAATGATGATAAGTTGGAAGAAATCTACAACAGTCAATATAAACTTCAACCATTGGTTGCCAAAGATCAATTCAAAAGTTATGACGAAATCAAAACACGAATGACCATGGTGTTAACAGGTGGTAGCCGAAATGCTACTACTGCTGAGGATGTGGGTACTGCCAATAACAACAGTGGTGGTG